CAGGCACGCCCTTGGCTGTGCAGGAGCCAGCTTTGCTGAGAGCGGTTGCACCGTGCCGGGATTGTCTTCGCTGTGGGCTTTGCTCACGGCTTGCCTGTCCCTTTACCGTGCGGTTTGTGCATCTCGCCTTCGGGCCTGCCTTGCGCCTCGTCGATGCTTCCGTGCTTCCTTCGTCTTGCCCTGTTCCGCTTTCTTTTTCCGTGCTGCCTGCCATCTGCTGCGCACAAGGCTATTTCGGCACTACGGGAAAGCCGGTGCTTCGTCTTGGAGGCATGGAAGCCTTGCCTTCGTCTCCAGGCACGCCCTTGGCTGTGCAGGAGCCAGCTTTGCTGAGAGCGGTTGCACCGTGCCGGGATTGTCTTCGCTGTGGGCTTTGCTCACGGCTTGCCTGTCCCTTTACCGTGCGGTTTGTGCATCTCGCCTTCGGGCCTGTCTTGCGTCTCCGGTATGGATGCCTTCGCCTTCAGATACGCCCTTGGCTGTGCTGGAGCCTACTGCGTAGTATGTCCTATTTTTTTTTGCAGTGGTGGGGTATTTTTGAAAATAAAAAAGTTGGTATGAGGTTTATTAATCATTTTCTTGAGACTTATGGGTTTGATGGTGTCAAGGGGCTTTTATTGTCGTTGTTTCCTTCTTTCAAGTATGACATTCAGGTGCCGGTTCTGACGGGGAGCGCTTTGCTTGCAGTGGTGGCTGATGTGCTGGGTGTGGGGCCTGTGGTTGCTGTGGCGATGCTTGTGGCTATAGTGGCGGAGATGTGGACGGGCATCAAGGCGAGCAGAATCAGGGGCATTCATATCGAGAGCTTCAGGTTCTCGAGGTGCATTCTGAAGTTGTGCTGCTGGCTTATCATAATCTATATCATCAATGCTTTTTATATGGAGTGTTCTTGCCAAGGCAGATGGTTCGAGGTTCTGGCCGGTGTGTTTTTCGGTGTGACAAAAGCGCTGGTGATGATCTGGTTTGTTGTGGAGCATGTTATTTCGATACTGGAGAATCTTGCTGTGATTGACGGCAAGCCGAAGGAGGCTCTTGTGGAAAAGATTGAGGTTTTTTGGGATAAAGTGTCTGATATGATGTTCAAGAAGGTGAAATGAGGTGGTTGGTTGTTTTGGCTGTTCTGCTGGCAGGTGTCGGCGGTGGCTGGTGGTTGTGCAGTGAGATATGCGGTAAGGGCGAGTCTGTAAGGATTGTAATGGATTCGGTTTGGATTCGTGATACTGTGGAGAAGGAGGTGCCCGTCGAGAAGATTGTGTACAGGGATGTTCCTGCCGAGATTGACACAATGGCTGTGCTGATGGACTATTATGCTGCGCGGATATATGTTGACACTGTGGTGTCTCTTCCTGGCATCGAGGTGACTGTGAGGGATTCTGTTTCAGAGAACAGGCTTGGAGGCCGTGTGGTGACTGTGGATTATCTGCAGGTGAAGGAAGATGTGAGGCGCAGGGGTATCGTTGTCGGCGGTGTGGTGGGGCGTGATATGATGATCGGCCAGCTGGGCTACAGGCATGATGACTGGGTGTTCAGTGTGGGATATGATGTTTGGAATAGAGGTGTTTGTGTAGGTATATCTGCTTTGGTATGGCATTGGTAGTTTTGGAAAATAAAGGTGAGGGCAATGTGCGGTTTTCGGCTGATTTCCGCCGTCTGCTTTTTGTTCAGGTTCTTGGACCGCTGACTGTAGAGGTGAGGTCTGGCGGTGAACTGATTCTTCAGGAGGCTTATTCGCCTGATGCGGACAAGTGTGTTGAAGTGAGGGATATGAGGCGTGTTGTTGATGATGCGTTTGTGTTTCCAAATATCGGTGTGGATGAATGCGTTACGCTTAAACCGCTGGAGCTTTCGTATATGTGCTATGATAGCGAAGGACCGGATCCGGAATGGAGCGAGAAGGCGTATTACTCGAGGTCGAGAATGAATGTAACTCCTGATCTGTGCAGGGTGTGGCTTTCGTGGTATACTGATGCGGTGACTCGTCCTGGAAGGCTGGAGTATGCGGCATTCCTGAAGCATGCCGGTACTCTGGTTCGTGTGGGTGTAGCTTATACGGAGGATGGACGAGACAGGTGGAAGGTTGTGGATTGGGAGTTTACGGCTGATGACGGTGATGTAGTTGCTTTGTCGGTCGGCGTTGATGCGGTTGCGGAGAAGTGCGGTGTGGCGGTTGAGAGCATCGTGTTCTACAAGCTGTTATTGGTGAACGGTGACGATGAGGATGTGATTACTGTCAACGTTGCGAGGTCGGCGGTGAGGAATGAAACTCTTCTGTACTTTCTAAATTCTTGGGGTATGCCTGAGTGCTTTGCCTGCGAGGGTTTGACAGATGAAGCTCCAGAGCTGGAGGGCGATGTGCTGGAGGCAGTGGATCATCGTACAAGATCTGACAGCTGGGCGGAGGAGGTGAACACTGTGTCGACAGGCTGGATGGGCGATGCAAAGCGGTTGAGCTTGAAATCTCTTCTTTCGTCGCCCATGGTCTGGCTGAGGAGGGATGACGGGAGTTTTGTGGAAATCGTTGTGACTGATGCGGAACTGGAGCGGACAGTCCCAAGCAACGAGGTTGCCGGGGCGAAGGTGACTTACAAACTGGCTGAGAGGCGTGTTTCGGTATTTGACAGGATGCCTGAAGGCGGTGATGAGGGAATTTTTGACAAAACATTTGACTATACATTTGATTGATATGGAAAGCATAAGGCGTAATCTGGTTTTGGCGGATATGGATGTCAGAACTGACGGCAAGGGTAAGAGACGTATTTTTTCTATAAAGTTCGTGAGCGGTGAGGGCAAGCTTTACTTTTTTCCTCAGGCTTATGCCTGCGGTGCAGGGAAGATGAACAACAAGGAGTTTCAGCTTCGCGGTGTTCAGCCGTGCGACTGCAGGGGGAATGCTGAGGGGCATCCTTATCCGGTGAACATTGACAGAATTGTGGAATACAACAAGATGAAGGTGGTGCTCTGATGGATATACTGTTTAATAAGGAGGGTTTTCCCTTGATGATGGCATCGACGCTTTTTGTCGGCGAGACGTCGGGCACTCCTTCAAATGAGGAGGTGAAGAGGAAGTCTCTGCTGATGCCGTATGACATGAATGTCGATGATTATGTATTGGTCGGCGACATGAAGGTGTGTCAGTGGGGTGTGAACAATGACTTTCCTCAGTTGGCGTGCGGTGAGATAGAAAGTACCAGTGTGCTGAATACTGGACTGAAGTTTCTGCGCAACCTGACTCTTGGGCAGGGGATTTTTCCTTGCCGTGTTGTGGGATATGACGATAACGGCAATGAGGTGCTGGAGGCTGTGGAAGATGAGAAGGTGAGACGGTTTGTCAACGGCAGGATGGTGAGGCGGGACATGGAGAAGGTGCTGAGGGATTATCTGAAGTTCGGCAACGGTGCTGTGCATTTTGTTCCTGGAATGAACGGCGGAATCGTCGGCCTGAATCCGCTGAATGCTCTTTACAGGCGGTTTACGTATATGGGAGGAATGGGTGCCTGCCGTTGTGTGGTGTCTGGCTACTGGCCTACTACTCCGACGGTGGACCAGTGTACGGTGCTTCCTGTGGTGTCGGAGTATGATCCGGAGATGCACGCTGAGCTGATGAGGTTTCGCGGTACGATGAAGAACGGCTTTGTATATGCCGTAAGGGACAGCTGGAGCAATGATGATCTTTACGGTGTTCCGGTGTGGTGGCCTGCTTATGTGTGCGGATGGGTTGAGATTGCGCACCTTATTCCTGCCTTCCTGAAGAAGGCTTACAGAAATCAGGTGACGTGGAAATGGCATGTGCAGATTCCTTATTCTTTCTGGGAGAAGAAATATCCTACGCAGGATTATACGCCGGAGGAGAGGAAAGAGGCTATCACCAAATATATGGATTCGGTGGAGAAGAATCTGTGCGGTCTGGAGAATGCGGAGAAACCAATCTTTACGAATTATGCTGTCAACGAAGTGAACGGCAGGATTGAAGAGGAGTGGAAAATCACGGCTCTTGACAACAAGTATCAGGGCGGTGACAACTTGCCTGTTTCGGCAGCTGCGAACTCTGAGATATTGTTTGCGCTGATGGTGAATCCGAATGTATTGGGTGCCGGAATGCCTGGCGGTACTTACGCCGGCAATCAGGGCGGTTCGAACATCAGGGAGGCTTTTCTTGTGAATATTGCGAATGCGTGGATTGACAGGCAGAATATTCTTGATCCGATTGAGCTGTACATCAGGATGAACGGATTGCCTGACTGTGAACTGAGATTCAGAAATACAATACTTGTGACGCTTGACAGTGGTTCGGGTACTAAGAAAACATTGAGCTAGTATGATATTCAGTGAAGAAAAATGGAACAACGGTGATGAACTGAGGGAGTTTGTGAAGGTTTCGGCGGCGCTGAGCTTCAAGATGATGTGTACGCCTTTGCGCAATGCCTGGTATTTGTTTCTGGTGCCTTTGCTCGGTGATGCGATGGCCCAAAGGGTAACGGATATCTACGGCGCTGAAGAGAGGGAGGATAAGGACGCGGAACTGCTGAAGATGTGCCAGGCTTGTGTGGCTAATCTGGCATTCTGGTATGAGTTCGACAATATCAGCGTGAGGATAACGGATGCCGGATTTCAGCGCCAGCAGAGCGACACGGGGAGTTTCTCGCCTGCGTACAAATACCAGGAAGACAATCTGCGAAGAGGATTCAAGGCTAAGGGGTTCAACTGGCTTGATAGGATATTGGATTTCCTGACAGCTAACATCGAGAGGTATGAGGAGTTCCGGAAAAGCGATGCTTACGAGGATCGTGTGTCGGCTATAGTGAGAAGCACGAAGGATGTTGACGATGTGTATTTCATCAATTCGAGCCGGTTGGTCTTTCTGAGGCTGAAGGTGCATATCGGTTTTGTTGAGGAGATGACGCTTCGTCCGGAAATAGGCGAGAATCTGTACAAGACACTGAAGGATGGGCTAAAGGAAGGAACTGCTGATGAAAAGATTGAGAGGCTGAGGGTGGCTTGCAGCAAGTATGTTGCAGCTTTGGCTGTCATGAGGCTTTTGAGACAGACGGGAAGCATTACGGACAGGGGGCTTTATTTTGCGAGCTTGCTTTCGGGCAAAGAGGGCAATATGGAGGTGAAGCCTGTGGATGACAATCGTCTGAGGCTGGAGCTTGACGGATTGAAGGATTCGGCTGACGCTTACAGGGTGTCGCTGATGAGATTGATCAGGAATGAGTGGAGCGACATGTATGCCGGTGATGCCGGGCGTGTGATGGATATGGATAATGACGGACGGAAGATTTTCTGGGCATGAGGGAGATTGTTGTTGAACGGTGTATTTTCGGCTGCCGGCTGAGAGCCAGGAGGGCTGTTCCTTCGAGCTGGGGTGAGATGTCGGAAGAGGGCATGAGGGCTTTCGGTGAGGTTCTTGCCGGAAAGGCGGACGACGGGAATTTTTTCAAGGGGATGTTCTCTCTGCCGTGGTGGGCTTCTTTGTCGCCGTGGCAGATGTACTGCATCATGGATTGTATGGGGTTTCTGACTGATATGTCTGCCGGCATTGACAGGTTCTTGATAGGCTCGCTGTGCGGTGGACGGCTTTCTGCTCCTGAAAGGAGATTGAACGGTGTGACGCTGATGCAGTGGATGATGGCTGATACTTATTTCGGAAAGTATGCCAGGCATGAGAGCGATGAGATGCTTGACTTGTTTGTCGCGCATTTGTATACGGTGAAGGGTGTCAGCTTTGAGAAGGCTGTCGATGTGGATGCCGTAAGAGGTGAAAGCAGAGGTGTGAAGCTGGCTGTGGCTGTGAATTTCGGGCTGGTCAAGAATTGGCTATCGAAAGGTTTTCCGTTCCTCTTTCCTGAAGGCGATGGTGACGGCAAGGGAGGCACTGTCAAGGGTACGCAATGGCTGGATGTGTTTGATGCTTTCGTGGGCGATGATGTTGCCATGATTGACAAGTATGAGCGATTGCCGGTATTGACGGCTTTCAGAATCTTGAACAGGCGGATCTTGGATTCGAAAAAGAGAAGGTGATATGACTTTACAGGAATATATAAAGATGCTGGCAGAAAGGCATGTGGACATCAGACATAGGGATGATGGCGAGGTGCATTATCTGAGTTCTGACGCTAAGAAGGTGACGGCTATTGACAGTGAACTGTGTTATCCTGCTGTCATCTATGACCGTGGCGCAAAGTTCAGGTACGCTGGAATGCCTGGCGCTTACAGAAAAGAAACGTGGCCGGTGCTGATGGTTGTCGACAAGGTGCATGATACGTCTGACTATATTGCCATCGACGATGCTTTTGACAGATGCGGTGTAATCCTGGATGAGTTTATGAACAGGATGCTGAGCGACAAGAGCAAGCCGGAACTGAAGAGGGTGCTGGGGCGGTTCAGACTGGAGGATGTTGAATGCGAGTATGTGGAGAATGCAGACAATATGCTGTACGGTGTCGCAGCTTTCATCGATATGGATATGCCTGTGCCTGGTGCCGATTGCAGAGAGGCTTTTATTGATTAATTCTTTATTTTAAAATTATGGCTATAAAAAGTTATGAAGAACTTCTTTCAAGTGCGGAGAAGATAATGGAGAATGAACTGCCGGAGTCGAACACGCATGTTCTTGTGGGCACACATATGAAGGATGTGGTGGAACGTATGCAGGATGACGACACGCAGGGAGGAAAGAAGTTTACAGAGCTGGAGAAGAAGCTGAAGGGCGACAAGGCCAGTGTGAACAATGGTTTTGATTATCCTTTTGTTTACCTGGGGAGCTTTGCAGATTATGCAGGGCTTGTTGTGGAACTGGACAAACTTCATTCGAAGGATAACAGTTCGCAGACTATCGGTGAGTTCCGAGCTCTTATGAACGGGAATCTACTGTTTATCAGAAATTATGTCAGAAGCTGGGCTATGGAGGATTTCATCCAGTTTGTTGAGGGTACAGTGAAGCTGATTGATGGGAAGCTGGCTGTGAGCGACAGGGTGTCCAGTTTCATGCGCCGTTACGTGAACGATGCGTGGGATAAATGGATTGAGCTTGGCGGTGACAGCGGCGAGGGAAGTGTTACTGTAGATAAGATTGACGGCGGAAACGCTTTCAGTAGTTTTTAATAGATAATTTTTAATAGATATTTTTATGGAAGTATTAATCCAAATGAGAAGAGACACTTCTGCAAATTGGCAGAGTGCAAATCCAGTTCTAAAAGGTGGTGAACCAGGTTATGCCATAGATACAAAAATTCTAAAAATAGGCGATGGAACTACGGCCTGGAATGACTTACACGGTATACCTGCTAACATACAGACACAAGTTGACAGTGTAAATCAAAGTTTACAAGAATTTAATACGGCTATTCAGCAAGCATTACTAGAAACAGAAGAAGGTTTACGTCAAGAGTATAAAGCTGGTGATACCGCCATAGGTGAAGAATATAAAGCTGGCGATGCCGCCTTAGATGCTCGAATAAAAGCAATAGAGGGTGCAGGAGGCGATACGTTCCCTACTATTTTAGGAACAGAATCTTTAGACGCGATTACTGAGGAATCTGTAACTGCTGAGTTGACCGTATACAAGTACAAGGATTTAACAGAACCAACAAATCCACCGTATATATTAAGGGAAGGATTTGTATTTGTACAAAAAACGGAACAGAAATTCGGTAAATATTTCATCGGATACAAACAAGATGACACCAATGATTATGCTAATATTATTTTCTGCTGTGAAGAGTATCTTGGTAGTGGAGAATGGGGTAATTCTGCGATGAATATACCTGAGAGAATTGTACAAAGTACTGGTGAGAGTACAACAGCTGTAATGAGCCAGAAGGCTGTAACTGATGCTTTGAAAGGAGCAGGCGCAGGTGATTTTGACTTGGAAAATCTTACAAAAGGCAGAATTTGCTTTGGAGTATTGAACTCACCAGACGATGCGCCTTACGTGGGAAGTTACGGTAATACAGTATTAGGCTTCTATTTTGTTACAGGTAGTGGCACTTATGGGTACGGTTTTAAAGGCTTAGAAGTTGATACTGGGGAAATAGCAATATTTGTTAATACTGATTATAATGCAGAAACTGGTTGGAACTGGGAGAAACATACATTAATAACCACACTGGTTAATCACATTGTACTAGATGGGGTTGAATTGGTCATTATGAGCGAGAAGTATGCCAAACTGCCATCTTTTTCGTGGACTCCTTTTTTTAATAGTTTTCTTGAATTTATGAAAGAAACCGCGGTCGTAACTTTTAAGGATTCAGGGAAAAGTGTGAATGTCATGGTAACGCGCCAGAATACAGGAACTTCTTCTGTATATTCATTTAGTGGCTGTTTGATTCAACGCCTAAATGATGGTTCTATATGTTTTGGAGGAGATACTATTGATGATTCTGCTGAGGTTTATGGAACAACGATGTACGCTAATCCAGAACAGCAATCTAGCGAATTTGTATTTCTAAATACAAATTCGAATAATGGAATACCAGTGGTTGAAGTAACCTGTGATGAGAGTCCTGACTATTTTTCAGCAAAAGCTGTTGCAAGTGCTGTATATAATTCCGTAGGAGACAATTTAGGTCCTGTAATCGTCAAAATTATAGCCGGCGAATCGTCGGGCTTCTTTGAGCCTTATGTATGTTATGGTATAGTTGTAGGTGGTCCTAATGATGCGCCAACAGAACACTCTCTAATACTTGACTGCGCACTATATAATGCTTCGTCCGAATTTAGTGGCAGAAAGGTATATAAACCTATATTCAATATTGCAGAAATTGGCGCTTCTACGGTTACTAGATTACAACTTAAGCCTCTGAAAGCTTCTTATGAAAATGATTTAGTAGTAAATGAAATATTATTTTCAAATAAAACAACTGTCTTTATTAACGAATTAGAATATCAAGAAAATGGATTTCCTCAAATTCTTATTGGCTCTCTATTTGGTGCAATAGACAATTTAATACCTGACTCTTATACAGGAGCATTTGATATTATCTTTAATGATACAACTAATAATGCAACTTGGATGTTAACAGGAATGAGGCAACACACTGGTACGGCTGGAGAATCTGAAGATAATTATGAAACGTATATAAATGGACCTTTTGCACTTACGGAAACAGAATGGCGTTCTGGATATATTCAATTAGGTTATGATACACCTCCTTCACAAACTTATATTGGTATGTCTGCAAGAAGTGGTACTCAATATATAACAGCATATCCAATGGCAACATCTGTAACATCAATTGACGGAGGTAATGCTTGATGCTGAAGATTGCAACACATAACAGTGTTACAGGGGAGGCTGGCTATGGTTTGCTGTCGTGGCTGGTCACTCCTTTTGCCAGGTGCCAGAGGTTGACACTGAACGAACAGCTGGAGGCTGGTGTGAGGTATTTTGACCTGAGGGTCCGGCTGAATGATGGTGTGTACAGGTGTGCGCATGGTGTATGGATGAGCCGTATGTGTCTGGAGGATGCTCTTGCTGTGATCGGCAGGACGAAGGTGTTTGTGAATGTGACGTATGAGGGACGGGCGCCTGAGGGTTTTGTTGATGATGTGAAAAGAATAGTTGGGCATTACATGGATGTTACGCTTTGTCTTATCAATGAGAAGAGACCTGTGTGGCGTACGCTACATGTATGTGACGTGGTGCGGAGCAGGGATTTTTTCATGCATCTTGACTGGCACAGCTGGCATACACTGATTCCTATTCCATGGTTGTGGAAAAGGGTTTATTATGACAAGCCTGTTTTTGATGATGAGTGTTTCACGTTTGTAGATTTTTTGTGATTATGAATGATTTGATTGAAAAAATTGGGATTGACAAGCTTTGCCACTACGGTATTGGTGGAGAGATTACAGCGTTTGTGGCTGTTGTGGCCATGTTGCAGGAAATGCCTCTTACAAATATATGGGAGGCTCTGTATTACCCGATAATGGGTATAGTGGTAACTATAATAGTGGAGATCCTGAAGGAATATGTGATTGACAAGAAGGCCGACAAAATGGATTTTCTCTGGACTATGCTAGGGGCTTTTACCGTGTTTATGGCGTTCCTTATAGGTGTTTTGTTTAATGTCTTATCGCGGTAGGTCTGCGGTGGGGATGACTTGCACTTTAAAAATGAACATCAGGACTCAGGTGGGCTGGATCCTGATGTTTGTTATAGTGGCAGGAGATATTTCTTATAAATATATATAGTCTATGGCTGATTTTATGATATTTGATAATGTTCTATGTGTTATTAAAGGTTCTCCCTCGGCATCATATTCATATTTATATTCGATATCTGTTATGATATTATTATGAATGTTTATAATAGGTCTATACAATTGATTTTCGTAACAGAAAAGATCATTGTCAAATATTGACTTTTCCTGTAAAAATGGGCCTATGCAGTTTAGCTTATCAGATGCAGGAAGATGTTCTATTGTATTAATTATATTATCTTTTTTAATTCCTGCAAGATGTAGTATTGACATGAATTTGGTTAATGAACAAATACTATTTATAGTTCCTGATGGTTGTTTTATGTATTCATTTTTTATGTGAATTTCATAGTTGTCTATTATTTTGCATATATCTCTAACGCTTAGTTTGTATAATATTTCACTTACGGATTGTCCATAAGCAGACTTTTTTAGGTCTTCTATTTTTAATTTGCATTCTTTTGTCAGAATTTCTTTTAGACGTTCTATCGCTGATATCTTAATAGAATACCTAAATGGTAGGCTACTCGTAAATTTGTTGATGTATCCTTCAAAACAAGCTTCATTTCCGTAAAAATGATTGAAAATCTTTTTCACGTTGTCATAATCGAAAACTGTAATTATTTTGTCGAATCCGAATTTGTTGCTTAGGAGGAATTTATCAAGGTCTTCTGTGTCTTTCATTAGATTATATCTGTCAAAGTGGGCAGAAAAGATATTGAGTAATCTGAACAGATGTGCTGGATCCAGTCTGTCCATATCTTCAATAATTAATACAATTTTTTTTTTGCTTTCTTTTTGGTTCTCTTTTTGGTTCTCTTTGTATTTTTGTAAACTTTGTACGATGATACTTGTTATCATATCGAGTTCGTAAAGCCCTCCTTTTTCTTCTGAGAATTCTGTGCAGAATTTATCTGACATTTTGATATCTGACATTGAATCGATATCATTTTTGAACTGTTCGTATTTTTCTTTCTGGTCTTCAAGAAATTTCATGCCTTTAAAACCAGCCATCAACGTAGTCATAATATCAGGTGCAATAAAACCGCCCAGCATTGGTAGAATCTGTATTATATCTTGAAGCAGAGTTTTTCCATTGTTTAAAATGTAACTTTGGAAATATTGAAATTCAGATATTTTACAATCAGGGTCTATCATCTTGTGCTGTATAATTTGAATAAGTATGTCGCGCTTGATATATTCAAATATTTCCTTGTTATCGGCTACCTGATAGTTGACAGGATATAATGTTATGAATTCGTATTTATCTGGATATTTATTTTTAAATTCATTCAGAAAATAAGTTTTACCATCACCAAATCTTGCCGATAGGATAGTTCTTTCGTTAAGTTCTACATGCTTTTCAAAAGCATCTAATTCTTTTGTAATGTCAATAGGGTTCATATTATTTTAGTTATTTATTATACACTAAATTATAATCACACAAATATTTATATCCTATAAAAGATATAATCTGTAAGGGCCTGGAATACGATTGTCGAACATGTATTCTTCAACGGCTTTTATGGCCTTTTTTCTTATTCCTTCATGCGAATTTGCTGATATAGGCTCGTCAAGAATAATTTTGTAATCTTTGTTGTTCGCGTGGAACAAAATCTGATTAATTTGTAAATTCATAAATTATAAATTTAAATTATGTCATTGCACTATTGCTTTGCCACAACAAAAATATAGCAATTATTCTGTTAAATAAAGAATTTCTAGGAGTAATCCGACCACTATGGTTAGATATAGACATCATTTGCTATACGAGTATTGTTGGTTTTATGTCCTATCTTGTTTCTGCAATGATGGCTAATATTGCAATGCTAAATATTTGTTGTGGGAATGAGAAGTATAAAGCGATTAATTGTACACTGTACGGCTGGGAGCCAGAGGCAGAGCATTGCGGATCTTTGGGCTGAGTTCAAGCGCAAGGGATGGAAGAATCCCGGATATCACTATGTGATAGGGGTAGACGGGAAGATTACGCAGATGCTGGAGGATGGCAAGGTGAGCAACGGTGTCAGAGGTTTCAACTCGTCGGCAATCAATGTTGCATACATCGGCGGTATAGATGGTGACGGCAAGGGTGTGGACAACCGCACGAATGAACAGAAGAAGGCTTTGAAGCAACTGCTGAAGAGGTTGAAGAATCTGTATCCTGAGGCGGAAATTTGCGGTCATAGGGATTTGAGTCCGGACCGCAACGGTGACGGCAGGATCGACAGTACGGAGTGGTTGAAGCTTTGCCCGTGTTTCGATGCGAAGGATGAGTATGCAGATCTGTGATTTGTTGTCCTTTTCTGGATTTGTATTGGACTTTAGTTTTGCGGAACTAAAGTCCTTTTTTTATGTGCTTATGGAAACGAATGAGAAAAATCTGATGCGTACTGAGGAGTTCAACAGCCGTGTGGCGGCGTGGACGCTGAAGGTGAGGGAGGCATCGAAGGCTGTTCTGGGACGTACTCGAGGTAGCGGACGGTTGAGGGCAGAACTGAAGGATGTTCTGCTGGAGAGCTATGACAAGGAGGAGAAGGCTTATGTGGGACTGGGATTCAGGTTCCCGCGATATGGTGCTTTTGTCGAGTATGGTGCCGGAAGGGGATATGTAGTGAAAGATGGTGTTGTGTACCGTGGTTTTACTGATTATATCGACAAGGAGCTGAGGGGATTGCGCGTGTCGAAGTATACTCTTCAGAGGCGCAAGCATATTGTCGGCATGAATGTAAAGAGAAAGCCGTTGCCTTGGCTGGATCCTCAGATTGCCGGAAACATCGATGATCTTGCAGACGTGGCCGGTGAGTATTATGGTGACAGGGCTTTGCGGAGTGTTTTGGAGAAGTTCAACAGGATAACAATAAGGAAGAGTTATGGCAAATAGCAACAAGGTTGTGAAGAGAGGCGTGTATCTTTATCTGGACGGTAAGGAGATAAAGAATGACATGCAGAGCATTGAGCTCGAGGTGAAGAGGTTGACAAAGGAAATACGTTCTATGACTGTTGGTACTGAGGAGTATACGCGGACGGCTCAGAAAATCCGTACGCTGAAGGGTGTGCTGAAGGAGTACAGGCAGGAAATAAACAAAACTTCGGCGGAACAGAAGGGGCTGAAGTTCAGTTTCGGCAATATGGTGGATGGTTTCAACAGGTTCGGCGGTTTCATAGCAAGCATCGTTGCTACTATTACGGGGCTGGTTTTGGGCATCAGACAACTGAGGGAAGAGAGCATGAAGCTGGAGGACAGCCAACATGGGCTGAAGGCTTTGACGGGGCTTGACGATGACAGCATTGCCTGGCTGACGGAAGAGGCCAAGAAATTGAGCACGAACGTGACGGAGGACGGGCTGAGGATAAGGCAGTCGGCGAGTGAGATTCTTGACGCTTTCATGCTGGTAGGTTCGGCTAAGCCTGAACTGCTGGGCGACAAAGAGGCACTCGAAGAGGTGACTGTGGAAGCAGCAAGATTGCAGGCGGCTGCAAGGGATATCAATCTTAACCAAGCTGTGGATGCGCTTACACTTTCTATGAACCAGTACGGTGCTTCAGCGGAAGAGGCGTCGAGGTATTCAAATGTTTTGGCGGCCGGTTCGAAGGAAGGTGCAGCGAATATTGCGAGCGAAGCAGCGGCAATCCGCAATGCCGGTGTGGCTGCTGCATCCGCTAATGTGAGCATCGAGCAGACTGTCGGTCTGATCCAGACTCTTGCATACAAGGGCATCAAGGATGAGGTGGCCGGAACGGGATTGAAGAAGTTCTTCCTGACGTTGCAGACTGGTGCTGATGATGTGAATCCGAAAATTGTCGGTCTTGACAAGGCTTTGGAGAATCTTGCCAACAAGAATATGGATGCAGCGGACATTAAGAAGATGTTCGGCGAGGAGGGATACAACACTGCATCGGTAATTCTGCAGAACATTGACATGGTGAAGAGGTATACGGCTGCGGTGACTGATACAAGTATTGCGGTAGAACAGGCGGCGACGAACAGCAACACTGCTTCGGCGGTGATGGCTCAGGCCAGGAATGAGCTGAAGCTTGCCGGAATGGAACTGGTGGAGGACTTGAATCCTGCAATATTGCAGATGATGAACTCGCTTACCTCTAGTACGAGGGTGACGCAGAACGTCATTAAGTTTCTGACGGAACACAGGGTGACGCTTGGACTGCTTGTGGCCATGATTGTGACTTATAACACTTGGATGAACAGGAAGATTCTGCTCGACAAGCTTAGTGTGCTGTGGAATGATAAGCTGAAGGTGGCGATTATGGGTGTTGCAAATGCGATGAAGGCTAATCCATGGATGGCTTTGGTGTCTGTTCTTGTTGTAGCAACCGGTGCTGTCATTGACTACCAGAGGGAACTGTCGAAGGTGGTAAAGACTCAGACTTTGCTGAATGATCTGAACGAGAAGGCAAAGACTAGCGTGCAGGCTGAGAAGGACGAGCTCGACAGATTACTGAAGGTGGCCAAGGATGAGAAACGGTCGAAGGAAGAGAGGGAGGTTGCTATAAAGAAGCTTAACAAGATAAGTCCTGAATATCTTGGAAATCTGACAACTGAAACCATAAATTCTGATAATGCAAGAAAAGCAGTCGAGAAGTATACGAAGGCTTTGCTGCTGAATGCTCAGGCTAAGCAGTATGCAGACAAGCTGGCAGAGGTAAGGGACAAAATCCAGGAAATGAAGAAGCCGGAGGCGGTGGATGAATTCTATGATTTCTGGAGGGATGAACCTATCGGTTGGGCCAATCAATTGGGGGCAGCTCTCGAGCGTGCAGGTCAAGGTTTTGAGAGCTTGATGGTCGGCGGAAGTTTTGACGGTTTTACCAGAATGAGTTCTATCGAGAAGAAGGGTTATCCTATGAGCGGATATGACAATGCCTTGATGGGGCGGAACAATGCTCTGCGTGAACTTGTAGATGAGGAGAAAATTCTTGTCGGCGAGTACAGCAAGATTCAGGATGAACTGCTGAAGCTTTCGGCTGAGGAGGAAGAAATCGTTAAGAAAAAGAGCGGTGGCGGTGGTGAAGAAGATAAAGAACTTGCCGACAGGAAACGGGCCATGCTCGATGAGGAAGTGAGATATCAGGAAGAACTGAAGGCGATAAAGCAGAAGTATCTCGATGATGACCTGATGACGCGAAAGGATTATGAGAAGCTTGTTGAGAATGCAGAAATGGAGCATCTGAAAAAGATACTGGATATTGCCAATCTGGAGCCTGAGAAAAGGAAGACAATAGAAATGCAATTGCTTGACTTAATGATCAAGATAAAGGAAAAGAATAGGGAAGAGGAAAGCAAAATCGAGGAAGAAAGAATTGAGGAGAATGTAAATAGACGCAAGAAACAGTATGAGCTGGAGCTGGAGGAACTAACTAGAGCTTATGCGAAAGGAGCATTGAGCGAAGAAGCTTATCATAAAAACTCGCAGGATGTGACTGAACAGTATTATAAGGATCTTATGGACCTCTATGTCGATAATGAGGAGAAAAGAAGCGAGATTGAAACAAAATTGCATGATCTGCAATTGGACAGATTGAAGGAAGCGGAGCGAGAAAAGCAGGAGGAAATAAAGCGGACAATGGATTTTGTTGTGGGACAGGCTGAAGAACTCGGCGATGCTATGGCTGATGTGATATCGGGTGAGGAAGATGCTTTCAAAAATCTTATGAAGACAATGCTTATGACTGCAGTGGAAGCTATTGAATATTATGTTCAGCTTGCTGTCATCAAGAAGATGGTTGAGGGTATCCTGACGGGTGGTTTGTCGCTCGTTTCCGGACTTGCTCAGATTGCAGCCATAAAGGCCGGATTCGCCTTAGTTAAGGGAATGATAAGCAACTTCTATACCGGCGGATATACTCCAGGAGGTGCATGGGATGAACCTCAGGGTATTGTACACTCGAATGAGTTTGTTGCCAACAGGTTTGCTGTTTCCAATCCGAATATACGTCCAGTCCTGGACTTGATTGATTCTGCTCAGAGAGCCGGCAATGTGGGCAATTTGACGATGGATGATGTGGCTTCGGTTGTCAATGCAGGATATGCCGGTGTATCGAGCAATGGGAATGTGCGTCGCGGTGCATCTCCAGGAATGCAGAATGATGCAGAAATGAAATTGCTTATGCGTGCGATGATCGTTGCTATGGCGGATGCCAGGAAGGCTTTTGAGAAACCTTCTGCTGCTTATTGCTTTATCAATGGACGGGGCGGTATCAGTGATGCTCAGTCGTTGGTGGAGAGAATGAAGAACAATGTTAAACGAAACAAGGTGTAGGATATGTTGAGCTTGAAGGTTGATGGGAAAGACGTGCATCTTAAATCGGATGTTTCTTTCGAAATTGTGAAGGAGAATCCTTTCTTTACAAAATCAGGTGAATATACTTATGATATAGAGATAGACCTGAACGACAGGCAGAACAGGGTGGTGTATGGTCATCTGGAAAGGATGCATGCCGGTTGGAACATCGAAAAGCGCAGGGCCGTACTGATGGACGGTCCGCATGTGTTGTGCGAGGGTACGGAGGTCGTGCTGGAGAAAGAGGGTGATGTTCTGAAGATTCAGATTGTTGCGGACAATTCGGAACTGAATTATCTGTCGGCCTCAGATGATACCAGCGTGAGGGATTTAGACCTGGGCAGTGCTGAAGAGGTTGACGCGTCGACGGCCGGAGAACTTGCTTATAAGATTTTTCCGGATGCGGAATGTGTTTATCCGCCGATTTCTCCCAAGGGGCATGAAACGATTAATTCTACTTTCTACAATGAAATAGAGTTTATAAATCAAGATCCTGGATTCAAATATGCTGATGATGCTGATTTTGTACCTCAGCCTTTTGTCTTGATGATTATTGAGCGTATTGTAGAAAAATTTGGCTATAAGGTGTCTTATAATTCTTTAAGAAATGAGGAACGCTGGTGTAGACTTCTTGTCGTTAACGGTTATGACACTATGAAATATGCCAAGATGTTACCGGATTGGTCGGTTCAGGATTTCATTACGTATTGTGAACAGTTCTTCAATGTTGTTTTTCTTGTTGATTCAAAGAATAGAAGTGTCAGAATTGAAAATGTGCGTGACTATTACATTGAACAGGAAATGGAATCTATTCCTTCAGAAGACGTTATGATGGATTTTGACAGAACTTTTGATGCAGATGAGGAACTTTATATCAATTATGAGAATTTGAGGTATGATTTGCCTTCTGATGAATACTGGAGTTATCAGTGCATCGATGAAGAGGTTTTGAAGAGGTGTGAGATTGTGGATGCACAGCTGGAAGATTTTGCAAGAAAGGTGGAAGATTTCGAGGCTTATGACTATAAGATATTTCGTGACTCCAGGGGATTTTATTTTATGGTGGAGGATGAGTATTCAAGGCCACAGGTTATGAGTTTTCAGTCGTTGATTGAAGACGGAAGAAAAAATACTACGGATTTGAAAATTGTTCCAGCAAGAATTACGCTAGCTTCGTATTCTGATCCTACAATAGAGTTCAGATTCTTTATTCCCGATCCGCAATATTTTGATGAGACTCCTTCTGTCAGTCTCAGCGATGCAATAAAAAACGGTCTTCCGGAAGAGAATAAACCAGACATTATGCAGGTTGCATTTTACTGTGGTGTTCTCCAGGTCCGAGGTGATGGAGCTGAGCCTTATCCTTGGGCTTATTATGCACCTCATTGTATAGCAGGTTCGAGGTGGTATATACGAACGTTTGATTCGTTATTGACGATACGTCCGGACGAACTCCCTTGTATCGACGATCTGAATCTGTCTCTTGAAACTAGAAGAAGCAAGGGCGATTTTGACAATGGATTCAATATAGATCTTAGCGAAGAATATGTGATAAGGTTCAGGACTAATAGAATGTTGTCGCCGATGAAAATATTCTTAATAAACAATTGCAAGTACTACTGTAAGAGCCTTACCTATAATGTGGTTGATTCGAAATTGGATTGTATTGTCGAGGGTAGTTTCTTCCGTGTTAATGAAAGTTGATGGGAAATATTGCATCTGAAGGCAAGTGTGGTTTTAAATTCACATAACTAATCGTTATTTTAATTTTGAGTGTAAAATTAAAATATGGAATGTTGTTGTTTTAGATTTATGGGAAAATGTTGAATAAGTCATGAGCATATTGCTGTTTGCATGGCTGTCGTTATGACAGCCACTTTTTTTGTCAATACTTTTTTATCTATGGATTTTTGCATATATTTGCGGTGTACTTCGCCAAAGTATTACATAACATTGTGAATGGTAGTGGATTTTTTTATCCTCTACGGAACTGTATATATAATATAGCCGTTAGTTTCCCAGCGGGCTACTATCATCATGATGTAAGTCGTACTTTGGCGAGTATAGGGAGGCTGACGGCTTCTTTTATATGATTATATGATTTCATTTCGCTATGCCAAAGTACGACGGAATCAGGGTTAAGTCGAATAATAGTACACTTAAACTTGCGCTCAGCAGTGCGAGAACTGTTGCGTCTTTACGTATGTGGATGCGTAAGGATAATGAATTTTTTTCTTCAGTTATGGAAGAGAAAGTAAGTAATCTGATGGTAGTAAAGGTTGCCAATGTGGCATTGGCTTTGGCTGTTGCACTGATGTCCGGAAATATTTTCTTGACTTTTATTGGTGTTGTGTGGTTTGTTAAAGCATGTAGTAATTTAAAGCGATAATGTTATGGGTAAGATTGGATTTACAGCGAACAGAGATGAAGAACAAGATGAAGAGAAGAAAGAAAATAAAAGTAAGAAATCTGCATCTTTGGCTTTGAAGAATGTGTTGCAACTGAAGTATGCTTCTTCGGGAGATAGTGAGAAAAAAGTGTATAAATCGACGGCGGATCTGCTGTATGAGATAGAGAATATAATCTGTATCGGTGAGTTGTATCTGGTAGAGGTAATGCTTCAGGAAGGTTATGTGATAGAATATGTGGATGACCGGCCTTTCTGGGTAATGTATGAACGGTAGATTTCCATGGGGCAGGAATGTATTTATTCTTTGCCCTATGATTATTTTTGCCACTTTTATATATTAAAATTGCATAATCTTTGAATAGCTGGCTTTTATTATAGGGTTTATTTGTTTGACGATATTATTATTATGATTACATTTGCATGTAATTAACTTATAAGTTAATCATGGAACAACGATTTACCATTGAATTGTTAGAAGAAAATGAAGCACTAAATATTTATTCTCTTAAGGAGGTCGGTGAGAAATATTCTGAGTTTGAGAAATTCATTCTCAAATTTCCAGAGGGCTGCAAATATGATGGAGATGTAGACGTAATTATGGGATGGCTTAACAAGATAGGCCAACGCGGTGCTTTTGAACGGTATTTCAAACCTGAAGGGAAGTTCGGCGACGGTGTGTCTGCTATTCCAATAGAAATAGGAAACAAGGTCAGACTATACTGTTTGAGGATTACGGATCAAATCTTGATATTGGGAAATGGCGGAGTAAAGGACGCTAAGACATGGCAAGAAAGTCCAACTTTGTCTCCTTATGTCAAAGCTCTGATAGAAGCAAGTAAACGTATAAAATCCCGTATGAAATCCGGAAAGATAAAAATTGAAGGAAAGGTATTATCGGGCAAACTTAATTTTAAATTCGATGAAAAGAAATAGTTTGTTTGATGCGCGCAAGAAGCGTGTTTCAGACGAAGTCAATGATTTTTTAGAATTGTCGTTCAATATAGTGGATAGAATTCATGATGTTCTTGAAGCCAAGGGTTGGACGCAGAAAGATCTTGCACGGAAAATGGGAAAGAAAGAATCTGAAATAAGTCGTTGGATGAGAGGCACGCACAATTTTACGATTTCAACAATAGTCAAGTTGGAGCATGTGCTCGGGGAACCAATATTGTCTGCGCTTAAATCAGATGAAAAACGTCAGGTAAAGACGATTTATGAAACTGTTCCTGTCATGTTGGATACAGATTCGATTCAGCATGTCAATGATGTTCATAGAATAAATTATAGAATTCCTTTCAAGGTTTTGTTAAAAAAATGATTGGTTATGGCTGACACTTTTAAGATTAAAATTCACTCTATATCAGAAAAGGACTTCTTCCTTAAACATAAGTTGCTACCAAAGACCAAAGAGGCGTGCGAGACTGAGCTTAATCCAGGATTCGGATTTAAAATTTCGGTTGACAGCGAGAATTCTCTATTGATAGTGGATGCGAATGCTTTTTACTCAACGAATGATACGATAGTGGTTGCTTCGTTGGAGTTCGAGTATTCTCTTCTCTTTGAAAATATAAGCAACTTTGTAAAGGTGGGAGATAATAGCTCGGAAATAAAGATTCCTAAGAATCTGATGGAGGTCATTGTACAGGAAATATATGTGACAGGACGCACATTGTTGAACAGACGCCTTAAGAACACTGTTCTTGAAGATTTGTATCTGCCGTTTAATGGAGCTTCTGATTTATGGAAGAAACTGAAAAATAGTGATGTTGCTAAATAACTAGTAGCAACGTTTGTTAAACATAAAAGCCGTACAGTATGATGTTCAACTGTACGGCTTTTTTCGTGTTCAGATGTCTGGGAAATTGTTGTCGATGATGTCGTCGCGCTGTACTATTCGGTTTCGTATGTATGCTTCAGTGGTACTTATCGATTTGTGGCGGAAGTGCTGCTGAAGCTTCCATGTGTCTACTCCTGCCTCGACAAGTTTTACTCCTCCTGTGTGTTTGAAAGAATAGAGTTTGTATTTTTCAGACAGGCCGAGAAGACGGCGGTAGCGATTGAAGCGGTTTCGGAAGTTGTTCTTTCCTAAAGGCGTTTTGCCTGGCATTCCGTTGCGACTGAAAATGTAGTCGTCTGTACATGGCCAAACATCGAGGCGGATTTCCTTAAGGTAGTTGTACAACTGTGCCGGGATGGAAACTATTTCGGTTTTGGAGTTCTTGCTTATCTCATTGCGTACTCGTATGCTTCGCGACTCGAAGTCGATATCTGAAATCTTCAGAAGTCTGCATTCGTTAGGGCGTATTGCACAATAGTATTCGAGCATGCAGATGAGATATAGCTGTCTGTCGTTCTTGCGAATCTCGCTGATGAGCTGTTTTCGTGTGCGGTCGGGGATGGGACGCGCAGCTTCATCCTTCACAGTTCCGAGGCGTGGAAGAGCTTGCACCGGATTCTCGATAATCACTCTTTTTGTGCTTTTGAGGTAGTCAAAGAATGAATGAAGTATCTGCGAGTATTTGTCTATCGACAGACGGCTCAGGTGCTTGTGTTCTGCAAGATGTGAGAGGTATTGTATGATTGCATCCTGCGTTATGGCCGATATGGGTTTACGGTCATATTCGTTCATTTCGCACCATTCGCAAAATATGCGACATTTTGAAACGTATGTCTGATAGGATTTTGGGTTTACCTGTGCTTTTTTGATTGACAGGAAATCGGACAGATAACTTCGGATATTGACAGCATTCTTTCTGTCGCATCCGATACGTTTCGCCACATTTGCATAGATTAGTTCATCCTGGTATGTCACCGTTTCTTTGTCGTACGGCATCCAACCATTTTCCAACTTGCTTTTCAATTTTACTATCTCGCTTTCGGCAAATGCAGTTCTTTCTGCCTTTGTCGTCAAGCTGTTCGGTACATAGATGCGATGGCGTTCCATCTTATCCTTGTACGGGTTCATACATGAATATTCTATATACCACTTTTTGCTAAGGTCGCCGCCAGCATCTCGCAGCTGCGGCATGATAAATAAATGTCGTTTTCTCGCCATAATTCAGTGTACTTAAATTCTTGGACGATAACCTAAAAATACACTTAATATACAAGAATATACATTTATGATTTAGCTGATGCTTTTTAAAGCTTTGATTTTGAGGTGTTTATGGGTTTTTGTGGAGCTGGAGGGAATTGAACCCTCGTCCAAACAAGGAAGCCCTATGCTTTCTACATGCTTATTCCAGACTTCGGTTTTCGTGCCTCGGCAAGACCTGGACCACCCACCGCGACCTTATCCTCTAAAGCTTCATCTGCGGCGCGAGGCCGCCGCCGACTATTCCCGATTTTGCCGCACCGCCGTTCTGAACGCTTCGGGACTTGTAGCTTTCAGGGCGATGTCTCGTTTCCCCGCCTTGCAGGGAAATAAAGCTTATCTACTATGCTTCGATTAAGCAGCGAGAGCGTAATTGTTTTCGCCAGATAATTTTTTGATGACTGATATTATAGAGCAAATCACCGACGCTCTGCATGCTTACATACAACTTCATCCTGCTGTCAAATCCAGTCAGCCCCGGAGTGTGTTGATGCAATGCCGTGCATGCTTCCATGCACAAACACGGCGCAAATATACATGATAATGCTGTCATTACCAAACCTCAAGCGTTTTCTTTTGTGGAATATATGCTTTCCCCAGTGCACGGCAGAGTCAACCAGCAAGTGCAACATTACGAAATCTTTTTGAAAAAGACCTCAG